GCGATGATGTCCTGGAAGCCCAGCGGTGCTTTGCCGGTCTGCGCGGAGTAGAGCGATGCATTGATCTGATCTCTCAGCGTGAGCATCGACTGCTCGGTCTTGACGGCGAGGAGTTTCATCGCGGCATCGGACTTGCGATTCTCCATCTCCTCGGTGTAGTTGATGGTGATCGGCACGGCCGCATAGCGGAACGGATAAAACGCCGCCGTGACGCCATCGACCGCATCGGTGTTGAGGACATCGTAGCCGCTGAAGTATTGAGCTGAATTTCCTGAGTATAGAAGGTCGGCTTGAATTTCCTTTCCACCATTGTCGGTGACCAGGGCTTTTCCGCTGCGGAACATGTCGAGCGTGGGGTAGGCGTCGAAGAAGTTATCGGTCAACTCCTTGCGCTTCGCCCTCATTGTCAACGTCCAAGCGGCATCCCAGGTTTCAGTGGTGCTGGTAGCTGCCATAATAGTTTATTCCTCTTATTCAAATCCTAGATTGGTTAAACCCGACAGGACTTCATTGTCGGATAACGAGCCGCTCTCTTCGCTGGCGTCGACACCCTGCGTCTGACGCACCGCGCGCTTGCTGCTGCGCTTCGCCTGCGAGTCTTGATCGCGGAGATCCGCCGCGTTTTGCGCCGTCACCCCCGCGTGCAGTTCGTAGGCTTCTCTGACGCTGTACGGCTGACCGGTATTGGGGTTAGCAATCCTGGTCGTCGCCACGATCTGGTCGGTGTAGCGGTCCAGATCGGGTCCGTACTGATCCCGCGCCTCCTGCACCTGCTGACCGATATACGCGGTCTGCTGGTTCTGGACGTACGAGTTGGCGTGTACCAGCTGCGTCTGCAGCGCCTGCACCTGCTGCGTCAGCCCATTGATATGGCTGCCGACTTGATCGTGGACGATCTGCTGCACGGCATCGATGCCGCGCACCTCATCCTCCGATGCGTTCTGCCGCATCTGATCAATCGGACCCAGCGGCGCCGGTGGGGCCGCCATCTGTTGTATGCGCGACGTCCACTCCTGGCGTTCCTGCGCCAACTGGTTGCGCTGGTCGGCCAGGTCCTGCTGCGTCCGCGTGAACTGCGCCTGCAAGTTCTTCGCCAGCGGTATGAGCGGTTGGTACTGCTCCGGCACCGACTGTAGATCGGCACGTAGCCAATCGGTCTGCCCCGGATCGAAATCCGATGTGCCGCTGTCAGAGTGTCCAGCATCTTCCGACGGGGCCGACGACGAGGTGGTCTCCGTCAACAGCTCCAGGCTGTCTTCAGAGGCGCTCGACTCGGGTGCCGCATCGTCACTGCTAGAGTCCAGATCCAGAATCTCGGACATTGCTTACTACTCCATGGTTGCCTGCTCGGCCGCAGCGAGTGCCTCGTCGGGCGTGTGGCCCCAATAGACGGGGTCGCTGGAGCGTGGTGCAGGATGGGTCACATCACGGGTGATGTGAGAACGTGAGCCGCCGACCGGGTCGGACGACTCAACGACGTTGTATTGCTTGAGTAACTTTTGCTTGTGCGAGTACGACTCAACGACGCACCCGAAGCCGGCATGATACTGGCCGTACATACCCGAGTGGTCGTGGTGGATGCTGTTGGTGACGCGAAAGACCATCGGCGCATCCTCGCCGCAGTCGTCGCAGAGAATCGTCTTGGTGATGTCGTCGCCTTTGAGGAAGCAGACGTCTTCATGGAAGCGGCCGCAGTCCTGACATTCGTAGTCGTGTAAGATCATTAAGCTATCCTTGTCCCGGTGCGCGTTGGATCTCCTGGCTCATCTCCTGGGCCTGGCTCCGCACCAGGCTGATGATGCCCCCCTCCGACTCGCTGCGCTCTGAGCCGCCGCCGCCGGGGGCCTGGGGCTGCACCCCCTGCGCCATCTGCTGCAAGTACTGCTGGTGCTGGGCCATGTGCTGCTGCGCGATCTGCATGACCTGCTGCTGTTGCATCGGCAGCATCTGCTGGAACTGCGGCAGCTGCTGGAGCTGCTGATGTACCTGGAGGTGTACCTGGTGGTCCTCCTCCGGTGTGACGCCGGGGTCGCCGCCGACGATGAGGTAGGCGACGTTTTCCAGGTTGGCGGCCTTGACGGCGTCGGCGTTCTCATCCTGCGCGAGGTACTTGTCGGGGTCTTGCACCCTGAAGGCCTTGAACAGGCCCTTGAGCGCCTCCAGGCGGTTCACCTCGGGCAGGTTGGAGATATAGCCGAACAACTGCAAGGCATCCTCGCGCTCGAGCTGCTCGGTCAGCGGCTGCATACTGCCGGCGACGATGTCGACCTTGAAGCGGACGCGCAGCAGGTCTCTCGAGACGGCCTCGAAGACGGGGTCCTGGGCATCCTGGGCGACATTGACGAGGAAGTTCTCCGGCGTATACCGCGCATCGGCCATCATCCGCAGGGTGTTGCGGACAATCGCCTTATAGGTGTCGGCTACGCGCAGCTGCATCCACTCGCGGTTGACCTGCGAAAAGGAGGCCTGGAGGCTGGCCTGCGTCGCCGTCACCTTGGGGCCGCCGCCCATCGCCAGCTGGCTGACGTTGAGCGACTGCTCCTCCAGGTTATGGGCCGTATGCTCCAGCCCCAGCTGGTCGGGGGGCGGCGCACCGAAGTTAAGCTCCTTCATGGAGGTGTTGGGGTCTTCGACCCAGATGATCTGGCCGTCGCGCCCCTCCTCCAGGGTGTCGCCCAGATCCTGGTTCGCTTCCCGCTCACGACGCGACGCTAACACGATGCGCTGGAACCGCTTGAGGAGATCGGCGCGGCGTGAGACGCTCTCGATGATCAGCTTCTGGGTGTCGGCGATGTAATTCATCGGCGGCTGCCCATAGAAGCTCCGCTCGGTCTGGTCGAACTTGAGCGCGTGGTACGGGAAACCCCCGTCGACGAGGTAGCCGGCGCCCTTCTCGAATTCGCCCGTCATCATCGGCTCACCGGTGAAGGGGTCCGGCTCCGTCACCGGCTCCATCGCCAGCATCGGATGGTCGACCTCCTCTATAGGCTCCTTGACCCCATCGGCGAAGGTGATGCGCTTTTTGTGCATCCGGTCGTGGATCTCATAGAGGACGACCATATCGCCGCGCTCTTTGCTCTGGGTGACGGCATCCTGCTCATCGGAGTGCGCCGCATCCTCGAAGTCGGTGATGAAGCCGTCGCCGCTCGTCTCCTCCGACATCGCCTGTATCTGGCGGCGGTTGACAAACCGCTTGTCCTCTTTGACGAACTCCAGCGGCACCAGCATCTTCTCGATGATAAAACGGGCATGACTGAGCTTGTGCGGGGGCGTCAGCGGGTCGAGGAAGATATTAAAGGGCGAGACGCGCGTGACATAGGGAAAGTCGTTCTCCATCGAGTCATTGACGACATAGGGGGCGACGATGTCGTCGTCACCGGGGGGGTTGTAGCCGAACTTGATCCAGCCGACCGAGCAGAAGAGGGCGTCGAAGATCGCCTGCTGCACCTCGCGCTTGGCATCCATCTGCTCCAGGGCGGCATTGGCGACCCGCTCCAGGATATCGGAGATAAACTGCCGCTGCGGCTCCTCGACCTTGAAGTAGACGTGAGGGTAGTTAAAGCTCACCGACGCGATGATCTGCCGCGCCAGGGGGTACATGCGGGAGATCTTGACGATCTTATCGTCGCCGAGCCCCGGCACGTCGAAGTCCAGGTCGTAGGTCTTGAGCAGGTCACGCCACACCTTGTGCCGCGCACGCATGTACTTGCGGCTATTCTCGATGCAGCCGGTCCAGAACTCGATGTTTTTTTGGTTCATTGGCGTGCCCTACGACAGGCTACTTCTTGGTCTTAGCCGCCTTGAGGTTGTCGGCGCCGGCCGGTTGGGCCTTGACGCGGGTCTTGTTGGACTTGGGCTTTGTCTTGCTGCTATGGGGGGTGCCGTTAAAACCTTTCATACCTGCTCCTAAGTTGATGCCGGTGGGATAGAGCGCCCCAACGGCGGTGGTCATGCGTAGGCATAGCGGCCACTGCGGCGGCCGTCCCGCTCCATCCCATCGATGATCTCCTGGCCGGTGCCTTCGTACGGCTCCGGCTCGGCGAGGCGGTGGGGTTTGTAGACGTGCATCATCGCGTATCTCAGTTCATCGGCGGCGTGGTCCTCGGCCATCGTGTCGAGATCCTCGGGGTTCTTCGACGAGCGCGGCAGCGTCGGCATCGTCCGCATCAAGGCGTCGTTCCAGCCATTGAAGCAGTAGAGGCGCTCCTTGATCAAGGCGTCATTGATGACGCGCCAGCCGGTGACACGGTCGTTGTTGGCGCGCGTCAGGAAGATGCCCTGGTCGGCGAAGACATCGGCCGGCGAGTGGTTGATGACCTCCGACAGGCGCCTTTTCACAAACATACTCGGGTCCGCATAGGTCGCCTGCGGATACCGGCCGCCGGTGAAGGGGCATCCCTCGATCATCTGAGCGATGCGGGTCGCGTGCTGCGATGCCGTGGCATTGGCCTGGTAGTACTCGCATATCCGGTAGACATTGCCATCGTAGTCGACGGTATAGAGTCCGTAGCTGGAGGGTGCGGCCTCGCCATAATCGAGCCCCCCGAACAAGGGCCAGTGCTCCGGGATCTCAAACGACGACACGGCGACCTTGTCCTCATGCCAATTCTCAAAGTACTGNCCCACAAAGGCGTCCCAGTCGCCCTCCAGCCACGCTTTGACGAGCTGGGGGTCGCCGACCCCCTCCAGCCGCTTGATATAGCCGGGATCGCGGGCCAGCAAAATCTTGTTGTCGGTGACGAGGCTGCGGATATACATCCGGCTCATGCCGTCGTCGCCNNCGACCACCGACGACTCNTCGCCGGCGTCGATGAAATACTTGCGNACNTGGTTGTGNTTCGGGCCGCCGGGGTTGCCCGAGGAGCGTATGCGCTTCGTCGGGATCNNGGCCGCGCCGCTGCGCAGGCAGGCCTTGAGCTTGTGATACGCCTTCANGTCGGCCCAGCTCGTCAGCTCATCCCACCCGATCCAGCTGTACTGCTGCCCCTGGAAATGATCGGCGTCGCCGTCGCTCTCCAGATGCCGCAGCTTCAGCGTCGCCCCATTCTTAAAGACCCATTCATGGCGGCCGACCTTGTACTCCGCGTCGGGATAGGCCGCGCGGAAGATCTGGCGGCTGCGCTCCAGGATCTCGTCCAGCTCGGGGTAGGTCCGGCGTATCAAGACGCCCTTCCAATGCTCACCGTAGGTGTCTACATCCGAGAGGTAGTCGCCGAGCAGATACTCCGACTTGCCCCCACCCCGCGCCCCACCGAAAAACAGCTCATCGACGAACGAGGCCCGTATCGCCTTCTCCTGCGGTCCCGGCTGGGGGCGCCACGTCATCCGGCCACCTCCGGCGTCTCGACCGTGAAGACCCCCTCCACCAT